TCTTTTGCTCTCATGTGTATATTTAGTAAATAGCTTACTATGATAAACAAGAAACCATTCGAAGACCTAATAGCCAGCATGAAAGACAACGGCAAGTACCGTGTGTTCAACGATATTGTACGTGAAAACGGCAAGTTTCCGCAAGCAATATGGTATGGGCCATATAATATTAAAAACATTGTCAATTGGTGTAGTAATGACTATTTGGGCATGGGACAGCACAAAGTTGTGCTTGATGCCATGCACACAGCATTAGATCATACAGGATCAGGTTCAGGTGGTACACGCAATATCGGCGGCACTAGTCACTATCACGTGGCTCTCGAGCACGAGCTTGCTACCCTACATAAGAAAGAAAAAGCTGTGTTGTTTAGCAGTGCTTATGTGGCCAACGAATGGACATTAATTGCCCTAGCTAAGATTATTCCTAATATTGAATATATCAGCGATGCTAATAATCATAACAGTATCATTGTAGGCATCAGTCATAGCAAGGCCAAGAAAGTTGTGTTCAAACACAACGACTTAGAAGATCTAGAACAAAAATTAAAGATTAGTTTTGCACAAGGCAATGTGCCATGTGTAGTATTTGAAAGTGTATACAGCATGGACGGTGACTGTGGACATATCAAAGAGATATGTAAGTTAGCTGAGAAGTATAAAGCTATCACATATATTGATGAAGTACACGCTGTAGGACTTTACGGCCCTCACGGTGGTGGTAAGGTAGAAGAACTTGGACTTGAAAACAAAATTGATATAATCAATGGTACTTTGGGAAAAGCCTACGGAGTCCAAGGCGGCTATATTGCTTGCGATAAGATTGTGGCTGATGCTATTAGATCAGTGGCCGCAGGTTTTATCTTTACAACAAGTATGAGTCCTGTTAGCTGTGCAGGAGCTATGGCCGCCGTTAAGTATCTCAAGGACCATAATGAGATTAGAGAAAAACATCAAGAACGTGCTCGTAAGTTAAAACACAGATTGGGCGTTGCCGGCATTAAAGTTATGGAGTGTGCTACAGAACATATTGTTCCTGTGCTTGTAGGTGATGCTAAGAAATGTAAAGCAATGAGTGATGCACTATTAAATGACCATAACATATACGTACAGCCAATTAATTATCCTACAGTTGATGTGGGAACGGAGCGGTTACGTTTTGCACCTACTCCGTTTCATGATGATGGTATGATTGAAGATCTAGTTAAAGCTCTTGTGGCTGTAAGTTCATAACTTCGTCTGGGCTTAGTTTACAAACATCATTTTCATATTCTGCTGATCCAGATTCCATTAATACACTTCCTGGAATTAATGCTTCTACTTGGAATGGTTTTAATGGAGGTACGGCAATCACATCTCCTTGTTTGATTACATTCTCTTTGGCAACGCCAGTTTCTGTATCAATCCAACGAACAATAAATGTACCTTCATGCACGAACCAACTCTTGTGTCTTAACTTTTGAAATTGGATAGCAGTTTTTACACCGCTAGCCTTAAAAACTAATAACTTACCGCAGTATTGTTCTGAACTGCACCAAATTATTTCTGTGCCCCATGTTGTTTCTGTTGCACCTGTATCACGAATCTTCATACGGTAAGCCTCCCAAGCCACATCCTAATCTACTTATACTTTTATACAGGAGAGTAAGGGTTTCTTGGGCGATCTGTACCATCATCGTCTGGATAGACTGGATAGTCATTGGGGTTAGTCGTCACTAGCATTTGCACCACACTTAGCACGTTTAGCCTTAGTCAATGCACCAAAGTCTACAGGCCATTCTGCACCAGGAGCTAGCTCTTTAGCGTTCTTAGGAAAAGCAAAGTTAATGCCAGCTGTCTTTTCAATTTGTGCAATTGGTAAACGGAATGGAACTAAGTTGTTACCTAAGTTAGGATATGGTGCAACATGTGGGAACGCCCATCCTGCAATTTCTCCTGTAGCTTGATTGATAACAATCTTGTAGAAACCATGCGGCACAACTACACCCGCACCAATCTTCTTATCAGTAGCATCATAAATGCCACCAGCGATGATTGTGAATGTTTGATTGCGTTGTACTGCCCAACCGCGAACTGATGTTTCTAACAGTTTCCAAATGCCACGATTGAGTGAACCAGCTTGTGGGCTCATGTTGGTCATTAGGAACGATTCAAACTCTACTTGTTGGTCCCATGATTGATCACCGTCTGGAGCCATATGTCCTTTGTCGTATCCAGCGGCCGCATAGTCGTCTGGTCTAGCACCGTTTGGCACACTTTGATCTGCGGCAAATGCATTGCTACGGGCCACACATCCTAGTGCATGAGCTGGAGTCAAGGTCCACATCACAAAACGTGGAACTTTGGCTGGAGAATCATAAGCTGACAGATATGCTTCACGGCATATGGGTTGTACTGCGCCTTGTACTTGTGGAATGCCATAAGGAGTATGAACAGCACATTGTTGAACAGTTCCTGGAGCTCTTTGTGTCCAAGCAAAACTTGTCGCACTTGTAATGGCTAAGAGTAAGCCTAATAGAATCTTTTGCATAATAGCACCTTTTCATTAAGTGCTATTATTTACCTAAAAGCTATTGTTGAACCAGCCAATCTTCTTGCCATTGGCAATGCGTGAGTCATGCTCTTCTACACTGCCTGGCCAGCGCCAAGCCCATACTGCTACGCACAGCATGAAGATGCCTGTATAGATTACGCCCTTAACGGGCACAGTAAAGCTCATGATGATCAAGCTGGAACTCATCATGGCCAGCATAAAGAACTTCATCTTAGTAGGAAACACACGCTTTTCGCCCCAGTTGGTCAGGAACGGGCCAAACAACTTATGATTGTATAGCCAGCGATGCATACGTTCGTTGCCCTTGCTGAAGCAATAGGCCGAGGCCACAATAAAACAACTATATGGAATGCCAGGAGTTATAACTCCGATATATGCCATACCTAAACTTAGAAAACCCAAGCAATTCCATAATAGTTTTTTCAATTCATATACTCCGCCCATACAGGGTGTTGTAGTTGGAATGGTTCCTTCTTACGCTTGCCCACTAGTTCATAGTAGTCAGGCTTGTAAGGCTTCTTCAACGGCTTCAATCCAACTTTGTCACTCTTGTGACTGTTACATGGGCCACATGCTGTAACCGTGTTTTCCCATGTTGTCTTTCCACCCTTACTTACAGGATGTACGTGATCCAATGTACTTACTTTTTTATCAACATGCTTGGCGCAATATTGGCAAACGCCTTCGTCTCGTAAGTATACATTAGCACGGCTGAAACGTACTGCGCTCTTGATCTTCATGTATTCTGTCAACATGATAACTGAGGGCACAGGTGTTTCCCAACGTGATGAACGCACGATCCAATCGTCGTGCCAAGCCAGCACACGGGCCTTTTCCAGGACCATGTATTTGATTGCTTCTTGCCAGCCAATCGTGCTTAGAGGAAGGTAGCTAACAGGAAGACCGTCAGCGTTTAAAACTAAAGTGCTCATAATAGATTTCTCTTGATTGTGTTTACAGACCCAATCAAAAAGTATAACGAAGTCATCATTTTACTAGAATATTTAACCTAAGTCAATATGTTTTGTGCGAATTCCTGCCCGGAACGTTCTAAAGTTTGCATCCATTGATCTTTGAGATCTGAACCAAAAATCATATCAAGATCGCCTTTGGCTGTACACCAACTAACACTTTGTTCAAAAGGAGGAAGACCTTTGATTTCACTTAGCAATTGGTTTGGGCTCCAACCGCACACACCCAAAAACATGCGCCATTGTTTGGGTCGATCACCTAATGCTAGTCTTGGCAGTATTTCTTCTGCACTGCTTACACAAATATCTCGATTGATTTGCATTGTGTTACTACAGCGCCAGTCTGGAGTATGCAAGAAGCTAAGGTTCTTTACATTAATCGGGCCGCCTAGATAAAGGAACCCTGGCACATCCATATGAAATCCTAATTGCTGTGCAAACTCGTTAACAGTCATTTGGCTACGCTTATTCAGCACTAATCCCATACTACCACTATCGTGATGTTCAGTTACAAGTACAACTGTCTTATACCAGAAGCTACCTTTAACTGAAGGAGGTGCGATTAATAAATTACCTGTTATATCCATGAAGATATTTAGTTAGGCAAAACGCTGTACAGAAGTTTTCACATCTCCAACTGTAATAAGACCGTCGTGATTCCTATCTAATCCTTTGTTCTGTGCATAAACTTTACCACTAAATCCTGCCGCGTCTTTGGCGCCTAACACATGATTATCTGGATAGCCAATATATTTAGGCATAAAGGTCGCCATATATAAATCGCCAACGGAGCCATCACCTACTCCTGTATACTTGTAATATCTATAAACATAATCTAACTGTTGAACTGCATCCATTTGACGTAGTTCATCTGTAGTTGTACCTAACATTCTAGCAGTAGCTGGCATAAACTGAATCAAACCACTTGCACCACCCATTTTGTTTTGTGCTTTAGGATTAACACCAGACTCTTGTTTCATAACGGCTAACATTGCATGAGAAGTTGTTCCAAGTTTCTGTGCAATTTTTTCTAACTTGGCTTTGAAGTCTGGATCTTGTATAGTTGATATATCAACTTTTTGTGCATCAATTGAATTAGGACGGGCTAATACATCTTTGTATTTGGCCGCTATCTCTGGAAACTTATCAGCCGCTAGATC